GGTGTCGTCCGCACGATCTCGTAGGTCATCAGCGCCGACTTGGAGCGGACCACCTCACCGTCAGCGACGATGGTGTCCGGGGTTTCCATCAGCGCGTACGGCGGCACGAACACCAGGCCCAGCTTCGGCGCGATGTAGACGCCCTCGGGCGCGTACTCGCCGTCGGGGTTGAGCAGCGGATCCAACGTCTTGCCGAGCAGTGAGCCCTGCGCGTCGATCGCGAACCGCAGCGCCGAATCCAGAATGGTTTTCGTCGGCCCCTCGATCTGGCTGCGGTCCTTGACCGTCATCACATACGTGGGCTGCTCGAGGTTGGCGTACTTGTCGGGCTGCGGCATCCCCGGCAGCCACAGCGAGATCCGCACATCCACGCCATACGCCTGGGTGATGTCGGTGATGACCTGCCCCACGGTCTCCATCCGCACCGTGCGGCAGAACAACGGCGACGCATCGGTCAGCAGCCCGGTTCGCACCACATAGAGCGGGGTGTGAAGGTTCTGACCCTCGTTCTCGATGCGCTGCAGCATCGTGCCGATCCACGCCCGAAAGTCGGGGTTGAGGCTCAACAGGTTGTTCGGCAGCTCGAACATGCCGCCCTGGATGCGGAACGCCTGCTCGGCCGCCATCGCCTCGATCACGGTGCACAGCGGCCCGAAATAGATAGCGTGGCTAAACGGCTGGGTGGCGATCGGGAGGTACCACGACGGCCAGATCGGCAAGTAGTTCAGGATGTCCCAGATGCCGACGAGTTCGCTTGTGAGAGTGACCTTGCCGTCCTCGTCGAGCTTCTCCCGGTGCCGCTTGACGTAGAACGCTTCGCTGATGCCCTCGGTCTCGATGATGACGCCGACCATCGTGTTCTCACACTCGGAGAGGTACGGGTCGAGCCAGTGGTTCTCGGGCAGCTTCAGCGTGGCCTGCGGGGCGGCGTTGCGCGGGATCGTGCCCGACACCTCGATGAACCCGCCGGCCTTACCGATCTCCCGCCAGAACGCGTCGCAGACGGTGATCGTGAACTTGGTTTCGCTGGAGGAGAACTCCTCGGCGACCTCTTTCGCTGCCGTGGCCGCGCGGTAGGGAATCCCCGAATCGAGTTCCCGTTTCCAGAAGTCCGCCTTCGGGTGATCGAGGACCGTAGTCATGGCTAGTTGGGGTATCTCCGGAGTGAGGCTCCCCTGGCCCTGATCAGCGAGTCCGCGCTACCGCCCGTGATCGACACCGCGACTTGCACCGGCTCCACCGCGCCACCCGGCGACTTCCGCGGGATCGGCCGCGTAAACGAGCCCCGCTTCAACCGATTCATGTTGCCCTGCGGCGGAACCACACCGAACGCGCTCGCGTTCGCCTCACGTGTCGGCCCGATATTCGCGATTGGCGCGAACGAATCCAGATCCTTCAACACCTGCTGGTACTCCGCGAGTTGATCGGCCGTGGGCGGCACCCGCGTCAGATCCACCACCGGGGTCTCCCGGTTGTCGGTGCGCAACTGCACCATCTGCCCTGGCAGCAGCGGCCCGAACTCCACCATGTCCGTCGACCCCGGCGCCGCCGCGATCTGAAACGTGCCCGGCCCGACGAGGGTGTACTCGTCCCAGCGGTCGGTGTCGCCGATGTTGATGCGCCGCAGGAACCCTGACTGCGTGGTCGCCGACGCGTCACCGGCCGACGTCTTGCGGATCGCCGCCGGTGTGCCCTGCGTGAACAATGCGCCCGCCGCGTACCCGCCGAACCCGCCGCCGCCGCGGTACGTCGCACCCAGCGGGGTGACCTCGTCGGCGTCGCGGGCGTACAGCACTGTGAAGGCGCCGCGCTTCACCCGGAACACCCGCTCATCGAAATTGCCGTCGGTGTCCAGGCCGCCGCACTCCAGCCGCCACTTCTCCCCGAAGATCGGCGGCAGACTCGGCCAGGACCGGTTCGGGTTTTCATGGAAGTTGGTGAACGCCACCAACTGCACCGACGAGCTACGGATCCACGCGCCCACCCCGTAGCCGTTCCACGACCCGTCCGAGCGGCGCCCGTACCGCCCCAGGATCAGGGTGCGGCCACCGATCTCGAGCATTGTGTCGAACACGATCTCGTTGACCTGATTGTCGGTCTCGGTGGTGAACGTCTTGTGGGTGGCGACATACGATGCGCCTTGGGTGAAGAACAGCCGGGTGGGGTCGTCGCGCCAGCGCACCGAGCCGCGCGACGCGTAGGGGTAGCCGCGGCCGGGCGCGGACAGGAACACCGCCCAGTCCGGGGAGATGATCTTCTCCGCGGTGTAGTCGTCCTCGAACGTGTCGGTCAACGATTCGTAGGCGAACCGGAACTCCGCGACGTCGTCGTAGGTCTTCCACGATCCGCGGTCGACCCGCAGCACCAGCGTCGTCTGCAGGCTTCGGAGCTGCCCGCCCAGATTCAAGCCACCCGGCGGTTTGTCTCCGTGCCGCACCTCGGCCCACCACATGCCGTGCTCGAAGGTGAACCACGACAGCCGCGACAGCTTCGCCTTGTCGACCGACCCGAACAGCCGGTCCACCACCTCGCGCAGGTGCGCGCCGTCGCGGGCCACGATCCTGATCGGAATCTCAATGATCCCCGGCTCGTTCACCGAATCGAGGTTGGTGACCCCGTCCTCGTTGGCGCCCTGCTGGTCGATGAACTTCCACGGCGCGATCAGCCCCTTGATCGGGCCGTTGATCTGCACGCACTCCGGGTTCGACACCGGATCAGGCAGTGAGCCGCCGCCCATCAGGGTGAACTCGACCGACCCGTCGTAGGCGGTCAGCTTCACCAAAGGGTGGGTGCCCTTGAGGAAATCATGCGCGGCGTGCGGGGTTGCGCGGCCGGCCGGGTACTGGACCGCGGCGGTCACGACCGGCCCGGCTGGTTGTGCATGGCGCCCATCTCGCGGACGGCCGAGCTGCCGGCGAAGTCCTCGGTGACGCGGTTGTTCGTCTGGTTCAGGGTGTTGTTGATCGTGTTGCCGGCCGCGCCGCCTGCGCCCGGTTGCCCGCCCGGTCCTTGCATCGGCCCGGGTGGCTGCTTGCCCTTGCCGCCCGCGATGTTCGGGATCGCCGGGGCCGCACCAGCGATGCCGCCCGCGATCTTCCCGAACCACGAGTTGCCGATGCTGGCTTTCGGGTTGTCGCCCGCCGGGGTGATGGTGTCAAGGAACCCGCCGACGAGGATGCCGGCGTTCTGGCCCATGTACTTCGCGGTGCGGTTCGCGACCTGAATGCCGATCTTCGCCGCAGCACCAGCACCCGGGGCCATCATGTCCAGGCCAGAGGTGGCGAGCATCGCGGCGTCCATCGCCAAGCCGCCCATGCCGACGCCACCGCCCGCGGGGCCGGCCGGGTAGGGCTGACCCCCGAGTCCCGCAGGTTGACCTGCCGCGTTACCGACGCCAGGTGCAGCCGCACCGATGTTGGGAGTGCCGAAGAATGGACTCTCGCCGCGCCCGCCGCCGCTGTACGGCACGAACGTGTTCGGCCACGCGCCCGGGCCTTGGCCCGCAAGCGTGTTCTCGGCTACCGCAATCTGCTGCTGCGGAGTCGCCAGATCGGCGCGAGGCGCATAATTCTGGCCGCCATAGGCGTTCCAGGTCGACGGGAGGAACTGCAGCCCGCCGTAGTAGCCGTTACCTGTATTGGCCTGCCAGTTACCCGAAGACTCGGCCTGCGCCATCGCGTTCCAGTCGGCGCCCGGGGTGCCGTCTGGACCGTCGCCGAACCCGAGACCGCCCCCTTTAGCCGGTTCCATGTGCACGTGGTCCTGATGCCCTGACCAGTTCTGCGCGTAGTAACCGGGTTGGCTGGTTCCAGGGCCGACAAGTTGCCCGGAACGGATACCGGTCTTTTGGCCGGTTGCCGGGTCCATGTAGATGAACTCCTCGAACAGTTGCGGCATTTGGCGCGCAAACTCGGCCAGTCGCGCCAGCCCGTTTCCGCCAGAGTCGTCCCAAACGTCGACCTCGCGGTCGGTTGATGCCCCATCGGTGGTATGGCCACCATATGTAGAGCCGCGTAATCCCATGCTGCGCAGCAGGTCTAGCCCTGGCTGGTTCGTCACGTCGCCACTGGTTCCGATCGGCACGCCGGCATAGGGGGTGCCACCGAATGCACCCGAGAGCACCTGTGGACCTATCGCCGACGGGCTATAGCCACCGGTGGTCGTTGACGCCGCCCCGATCACGCCCGGGGTGTACTGCGGCCCGAACGCACCGTTCGCGGCGAGCATCCCCATCATGCCGCTGCCCTCGTTCGGGTTCGCGCCCGCGATCGCCGACAACTGGCCCACCATCGGCGCCATCGCCAACGACGCCACGAACCGCACCAGGTTGTCCGCGATACCCGACAGCCCGTCGCTAATACCCAGGTCTTTGTCCAGCGCCGCGCCGACCTCACCCATCGCCGACGACATCTCGCCGATCTCGCCGGTCTGCTTCTCCACCGCGCTCATGTGCGAGTCGTGCAACGACTGCTCAGCCTGCTGACGGCGCTGCTCAGCCTTCGTCAGATCGTTACGCGCCTCTTGAATGTCGTCCTCGGTCGCGAGGTTCGACTGCTCGAGCTGGTTGACCCGTGCCCGCTTCTCGGCTGCCTCGTGCGCCGCCTCGTCGAGCCGGGCCTGAGCATTCGCCACAGCGGTCGGCATCCCCGCAGTCGACGTGTACTGCAGCGGCAACGTGGGCGCATCGGGTAGGGACTCTGATGCGCCGCCGGTGGCGGCGTCGAGCGCTTCCTGCTGCGTGTCCGTCAGGATCGGCGTGCGCGCACCGGGAACCGGCGCGTCGGCAGCCGGGGTTTCCGGCCCGGCGGGCTGCAGCCCGAAGATGTCGGTCAGCGGGTTACCCGTCCCGGTGCGGGGTGCCGAGGTGGGGCCGCCGGGGATGAGTAGGTCAGTCGGCGACGTCGGCCCGAGCGGGTTGGGGTCGCGCGGGATCGAGGAGTCCACAGGCAGCCCTGTGCTGTCGACTTCGGGCACCACTGGCGGATCGAACAACGCATTCAGTGCACCCGGCACTGTAGAGCCGAAGAACCGCCCGACATCGGAGTCGGCGAGCCATTCCTTCAGCTTCGTGAACGTTGTGTCGATGTTGCGGCCCAACACATCCCACTCGTTGACATGCTCCGACAGGGTGTTGGTCGCCGAATCGATCGCGCCCTCAGTGCTGCCGAACTCAGTGCGGGCCGTCGACAGATCCATGTTGTTGATCGCGTCGCCCATATCTTCCCACTGGGTGCCGAACAACGCCTGCCAGGTGAGCGCCTGCTGAAGCGGATCATCGAGGCTGCGGATCGCCTGCAGGGTGGTGCCGAACGCGGACCGCGCCGAATCGCCACCGGCGAGGAACCGCTGCGCCATGTTGTCGGCGTCGAGGCCGATCGCGGCGAACCCCTCAGCAGTCAGCTTCGACCCATCGACCGCACGGATTGAGAACTCCTTCATGGAGTCCGCCACCACGTCACTGTCCCGGGCTGCGCCCTGCAAGCCCTGCTGAATCAGGCCGAGCGCATCGTTACCGTCAAGCCCCAGCTTGCGGAACTGCGTCGTGTACTCGGTGACCGTGTCGAGCCAGTCACCCGAAATGTCCAGGCCGCGCTGGAATCCTGAGACGATGATGTCGGCGGCCTCGGTGCCGCTGCTAGCGAAGTCGCCGCGGATCAACTGTCCGGTCGCGCGGGCCGCCTCTTGGACGTCCACCTCCATGACGCCGGCGAGTGCCTGCATCTGAGCGATGGTCTGCTTGATCTCGGCGTCGCTGGCGTCGCGGTCGATCACGCCGCCCTGAATCGCGAACTGGATTGCTCGCAGATTGTCGGGAACCGAAGCGCCCCAGGCGTCGGTGAACGCACTTGAGGCGGCCTGTCCGTACCGCGACATCGTGGCCTCGTCAACACCAAGACGGGCAGCGAACAAGTCGCGGGTGGATTTGGTCTCCATGCCGGCCGCGATGTTGTCCACCAACACCTTGCCGGTCATCACACCGAGCGCCGCCGCGCCCGCAAGGGCGATGCCGATCGGGCCGGTCGCCGACGCGATCCGGGTCAGCGCCGACGCGCCCGCGAACCCGGACATGAAACCCTCAGCCGTCTCC